ATTGATAAAAGGATTAACCTCATCAACCTTTATTATATCACCGACCTCAAGAGGAAGTTTTTTTAATATTTCCTGCAATAGTATTTCGATAACAATCTGTTTAGCAAAGATATCCTTTAGCGTAATCTCATCTGGCATATCTAGACCTCCTAGTATGTAGTCTTTCGCTTGGCTTTGGCTTCTGACGAGATAGATATTCCTGCATGGCTTCTGGTGTTATTCTATGCTTAATCAATGCAACTTGCAACTCTCCCTTAGTCCAATATCCTTCTATCACCTTCATCTCTGCTTGTTCTTCGCAACTCTGCTGTTCTTTAGCTTTCAATAAGATACACAGCCCAATTATGAGATCGTCATGTGCGCCAGCTTCAGCACCCATGAAGATACCTTTGTTCTTCTTGCTCTGCCTTGTAAATGAAATCATTTCATCTAAAGTATCCATGTCGTATATCTTGTTCATGTTGCTTTTGCACCATTCGATGCAGTTATCAATAACCGACTGGCGATTACCGGAAGTCATTCTGAAACCTAACTTGGATTCAAGCGTGTCGTGATAATCGTCCTTTGGCGATTCCCTTCGATAGATATTGGTATAATCCCACTCTTTCAACTTCAAGATAGGATAATCAGAAAAGTTCACTTCAGGTGCAATCAACGCATTATTGTACCATGTAATCAGTCCGTAAATCTGCAACATACAATCGTCTGCAAGCTTCTGCGAATGAAATACAGCTACCTGTTCGTCAGTAACATTATCAAACACCTGTAGTACATAGAAGTCATCACCTTCACCTGCGCTATCCAAAGCTGCAACATAGGGATGCTTAGGATTAGGTTCGGCATAGATCAGTGTTTCGCCTATATTGCTGGCATATGGTTTCAATGTACTGACAAGTGGTTTACCGTTCTCATCCGATTCATACGAGAAGTCTACTTGCTGTGGAGGATTGGTCTTGTACAGTTCTTCTAACTGCTTCATTCTATCGCTGACTTTATTGGCATTGAACACAGACTGACCGGCAGTACCAGGAAGACCTAAACAGTCAGTACGATACTTATACGGATCGTCAAACTTCAGGCTTTCCAGTTTGGCAGCATATTGTCCAGGCTTTGAATAGTCTGCTTCTCCATTCGCTTTAATCTTGAAGTTCCACTTGTTATCCTTGTATGTAGAGTGGTGTATCAGGCAATCCATCTTAACAATAGTATCGTCAATAGGCACTTCAATCACTTGTGTCTGTGTAATCTCAGGATGCAGACAATGCAACCTATTCTTCATCCAGCCAATAATCCAGAAGGTGCTTAAAGGTGGGTTGAACGAGAATATCATCCTGCATTTGGTTTCGTAATCACGAATAGTGTTGTCCAGAGTAATGATATCTTCCTCTGTCATTTGTTCTGTCAGTTCTTCATACCACAGGTCAGTAGCATTACCCTCCTTGAACTCCAAAGACTTAATGTTTTCAGCCTTATCCATGCCTGTAAAGATTATTTCAGACCTTGTAACCTTATTGAACATACGCATATCGGGGTTTTCCCGAACATCCCACATATCTTGCAACTTGAAAGCCTGGATTATCTTATATATGACTGCAAAGCAACTGTTTCTACAGTCTGTTGCCTGTTTACGCATGACAATAAGGTTTCGACCAACGGTGGTAGACAGGTGCAAAACAAGCTTTTGTGCGATGTAGCGGCTGTTATGAGTTACAGTAAAATCTTCAAGTAGAAACTTATGATCTCCGTCTATTTCAAATCCGAAATATTCACCTTCTCCTATACTGGTTATTTTGATACCTGTTGTTTCTGGATTTACTAATTTACTATATGAAGTTATTTTTTTCCTCTCAATCTTTACTGGTATAATTTGAGTATTACCAGAAATATTAAGTCTATAGTAAGTTCCTATAACTCCATTATTTACACAAGTCTTTTTACATTCATTTAATGAACATCTTAATCCAAGAGAATTTGCAAGATACTTAATTTGTTCTGCAAGTTCTTTGATAATTGTTATGTAATCATAGCAATTTCCACCAAGACTACCATCAGTATCTATTAGTCCTGCTAATAATTGTAGTCTTGTTTCTCTTGAGCTATGCAAGTAATTATCTGGAATGTGTTTGTTGTATATCAAATTACAATCTAGAAATTTCTTTCTTAATTGATTTTGAAAGTCTATTTTCCTATGGCTACATCCTTTTATAGAATATGTGTTTGCGTTTCCTTTTGGTCTAATTATACTTATTTCTTGTCCAATTTTATTTGCATATTTGTAAATATAATTTACAATTTCATTATCCTCAGTTGTTATCGAAAGATCACGTGCAGTTCCATCACCTAACCACACACCAAGAAAATAAGGATCAATAGTTATTCCATTATCCTGAAAATCTACAGATTTGCGATACCCATGAAAGTGTTGTTTCCATCGTTCGCTTTGATTTAGATAATCAGATACACTTATTTCTGTATATTCAGGATAACTTGTATATCTTTTCTTATTCTTGGCTGTTTTCCTACAACTATGTGATTTCTTTAGACAAAGAATATGATTAGCATTGACAACATAATCAACACCTTTGTTTTGATGCACATTATAAAGTTCACCAAATCCATGACTAAGATTTAATACTTTACGTGGCATTGAATCAATACCCATAAGTAAGTCACCAACGACAATATCTTCTACATTCTTTAGATGTCCATCAAACATGACAACTTTAGTGCCTTTACCAAAGCACTTCCCCGATCCTCTCCCTCCCCAATACACTTCATAGTTGTAAATCATATGCAGATATGGAAAGAAACTAGGATTGAAATACTGTTCCGGTATGTTTATGCTGTATTCAGGTGCCATCTGCGTAGTCTTAGCCATTGGTACAAGCCTCGTTGTCGCTACCTGCAACCTTGGTTTCTGTAACAACTTCAAATGGCTGGTTTGCAACAGATATGTTTACCTGAACAGCACTGGTAGACTGTGGTGCGTTTTCACGGTATTCAGGCATGAACCGCTTCATGACAAACATACGAACAGTATCTCTACGCCAGTCACCATCTACCATAGCCTTGTCTATCACGAAATCCTCTAGCTGTTTTGCCTTTACCTGTTCCAGTACCTTCAGACAACAGGCATACACTCCATCCTTGTCTGCTGTTTCTTCCCATAACAAAGGCATAGCCATGTCCAATTGTAAACCTTTACAGGCATCTTTGGTTGACAATCCATCCATACGCATATTGAGATACTGTACTTGCTGTGAAGTAAGTTCCACAGCCTGATTCTCAATACCATACATAGCATCGTCTGTACCGTCTGTGATAGCCTTGCCACCGTTCTTTGCCTTATTGGACATGAACACACCAAGCCTGATTAAAGCACTGGTGAAATCCACATACTCTTCAGGATTCTTCCAAGTGACTTCAGGCTCTCGTACAGCCAGTTCCTTATTAGTTGTCTTTCTAACTTTAGCCACAATAAACTCCCATATACATGAATATCCAATATGTATGCATCATAAACAATAGTGTGTATACACCAAGTATAATAACAACAGCTATCTTGTACAATGGCAATTCCTGCTTTTTGGCAATGTATATCGGGATAAGCAATACAATACTGATAATTGCCTTAATAATAGCACCAGTCTGCCAAGGCAATTCTACACACCATACCATGAACATATTGCCCTCTGTTATAATGCCAAGTTTTAATCCTACCATCGTCAAAGCATAATCCAGCATCATCAGTATGAACAGAAAGATAATCATTCTCTATACCCTGTTCCCCTTCTCAAACTCTGTCGCAATATATACACCGCAAGTAACAGCATATGAATCGGACATCATACTGAAGTCTATGTACAGTGTAATACTATCTATAACCTTCTTCTCACTCTCGCAACTGAATATGTACTTGTACTCGCAAGCACCCAAGATACAAAGAGGATCGTGAAAGCTCTGTACCAGCTTTATCTCGTGACCTTTGTATGCGTGTCTGTTGGCAACCTCTATTACCTTGTTTACGAATCTATCTTGCTTGATGTATAAAGGGTCTGTCTTGTCTATCAGCTCTATGCCTCGTCCCATTACATCACC